GTTGGCTGAAGTTGAGATTGATAAGGTGACTAGGGGAAGTATTGGTATTAATGACGCAAAAAGACAGATACCAAAACCGCGTCTTGTCAGAAAACCCAAGGTTGATGCTGGTGTTGAAGGGAACAGGGTTCAATCAGCTGCGGCTTTGTTAGGCGCACTTTTTAAGCGTAATGTTGGAGTGCCGAGTAATCGTGGAGTAGTTGATTTGGATTTGACTCCGGACAAAGTTGTGGATAGGGTGATTAATACTTGTTTCCGTGATGATTGGCAATCTATAGTTGAGAAACATATCAATGATGGGATGTGGTCTCCAAATGAGCAGGATATTGAAGGGTTTTTGCAAAATTTGGATGAATCTAAAGTATCAAAAATGCTGGATGAATTTTTCCTTGAAGGCACGATCAGTCTTGATAGGTGGATGTTGATGGCAAAGGGAAAGATCAAGAGTAAGCGTGAGGTTGGAGCTGATTCAAAGGTTACTCATTCCCAAACTATAATGTATTTGAATGAATCGAGCGTCAATGGAATGTATTCTTCTATCACACGACACGTCAATTCTTGTATTTCGGAGTGTCTTAGACCGAATATAAAGTTGAATCCTCAGTGGAGCGCTCAAGAGAGTGAGGATTGGTATAATTCTGTTGAGCCTATAAGACGTTCTGCTGGTCGTACATATAGTTATTCTGCTGATTCTTCTGATTATGATAGGTCACAGGAGCATCCATGTCTTTTGTTTGAGATGGCCTTTTATAGGCGATTGGGTTTGACGAAGGAAAGGTTTGACATCTGGATTAAAGAGCATGGAAAAAAAAAAGCGATGAATATGACTTATGGAATTGTGGTCAACGTGGTTTTAAGTGGTATTTCAGGCGATTGGAAGACGCTTTTGAGGAATGGATTGATTCAGCTTGCGGCTTTAGTTGTTTCGGCAGATTTGAGTAGAGATGATATAGTATGTTTGGAAATTAAAGGGGATGATATGGATGGAGAGTTTCGTCGTCCTATTAAAGTTGAAACAGCTGTGGAACGCATGAGCTTGATTTTCAATTTGGTTTCCAAGTTTAATACCAATGATGTGAGGTATTTTTGCAAGGATTTTAGAATCAAAGTTTGTGGAAGATGGATTCAGATTGCAGATCCGTGGCCCCGGGTTCAGTCGTTATGCACTCCTGTATGGGTTGATGGAGCGAAAGTTGATATGGGTGAACGTTGGGTGTCCTTGTGTGCGGATTTGAGGCATTATGATAATGAAATCGCTATTACTGCTGTTGCTGAGGCTACAAAGCAGTATTATGGGTTAGATATTGTTCCGTATGGAATGTGTAGAGCTCTGTCGAGGATGTTGTCAGATAGGTCTGCCTATATGAGTTTTTTCCATCCACCGGAGCTTGTTAGTTAAAAAGAAAAAAAAAAGGGTTTAGCTTGGTCGACTAAATGGAAGATTAGACTGGAAAATTTTTAAAAAAAAAAAAAATTCATACGTAGGGTCGTTTTTACTAATGTATGTCTTATGACAAGGGTTTTTCCTTTATTTGTTTTGTGGGTTTAATGGCGTTTTGGCTAGGGTTTCCACAGTGGTCTTTATTGAGTTTCTTAACACTCAGTATAGATACCAGGACAAAAAAAA